GCATGGTCGCCGAAGCCAAGAAAGGATTGGAGTGGCGCAAGGAATATGGGCGCGGCGGCACGAATGTCGGCGTGGCCCGTGCTCGCGATATCTCGAATGGCAAGAATTTGAGCGAGGAGACGGTGAAGCGCATGCACTCCTATTTTTCGCGCCACGAAGTCGATAAGAAGGGCAAGGGCTTTTCTCCCGGCGAAGACGGCTTCCCGAGCGCTGGCCGCATCGCGTGGGCGCTCTGGGGCGGTGATGCAGGGCAGAGTTGGGCGGCGAAGAAGGTGCGCCAGATCGCGGCGCGCGAAGCCGCAAGCCAAGCGCCGAAGCTTGAGCTTGGCCGCGACCAGCACGGGCGAGTCAAGACGCTCTCGCTTCCCGACCCGAAAGAATTCGTGATGCCGACTCCGAACGCCGGTGAAGGCGAAGCCGATTTCATCACCCGCTGCATGGCAAACGAAACTATGGTCAACGAATATCCCGAAACCGAACAACGCGCAGCTGTGTGCTACGCTCAACTAAAACAATCATGATCGCACAAGGCATCGCCCTCTCGGCCAAGCAGGCTTTCCTGCTCGGCATCCACCAACCTACCGACACCTACAAGATTGCGCTCTATGCAAGCCGCGCCACGATCGGCCCAGAACTCGCTACCTACACCGAGAATGGCGAAGTGAGCGGCCCCGGCTACCAGCGCGGCGGCTATGAGTTGAAGGGCTTTCGCAATGGCATGGCAGGCAAGAATGCGTTTGTCACTTTCGATGATATCAAGATCGATCGCGCCAGCTTCACCGCGCACGGCGCTGTGATCTACAATGCGTCGAAAGGCAACGCCGTTCTCTGCACGCTCAACTTCGGCGGAGATCGGGCGGTTTATGATGGAACCTTTGAACTCAAATTTCCACAGCCGACTGAAAAATCAGCTTTGATATTACTCGCATGATTGGCAGCAATATTCCACAGCCGGCTGCGGCGGCAACGATCACCAAAAGCCTTTGGCAATGGACGGCGATGGACAATCAGCCGACCGCCGTAAGCTTCGCGACACTCGACACGAGAAACAGCATTGCCGTGCTAGATTTTGATGACGGCGCGACTAACGAAAACGCCGTCTTTGTCGGCGGCATTCCCGACGCCGCCGATCTCTCAAGCGGAATTGTCGTGCGACTCAAATGGACGGCGACCACGGCAACAAGCGGCACAGTGCGCTGGGGCTGCGAATGGATGAATCTAAATACTGATATCGATTCGGATTCTTTCGATACAGCAACTGAAGCCAATGGAACAACAGCAGCCACAAGTGGCATCCCGAATCTCACGCTTATCACTTGCACGGCGATTGACTCTGTGACCGCTGGGGACTTTTTCCGTTTGAAGGTGTATCGGGATTCTGCCGATACGGGCAACGACACCATGACAGGCGATGCCGAGTTGATCGCCGTCGAAATAAGGAGCGCGGCGTAATATGGCTTACGATTTTACAGCGGCAAGCAGTCAGTATTTGAGCGCATCTGCTCCGGTATCATCGCACCCGCTCACAATGGTCTGTTGGTTCCGGCCAACCAATGTAAATGACACAAGGTTTCCACTATCCTTAAATGCAGCAGCGGCAAGCGACCAGCATGCCATTTATTATGGCGCTAACAGTTTATTTTTTATCACAAGCATTGGCGCAACTTTTGGGCAATCAACAAGATCAATATCCGGCCTTTCAAATACTTGGATTCACGCCGCAGGAGTTTTGTCTGCAAACAATAATAGAACTGTGTATGCAAATGGTGTCGCTGGGGCAGCAAATACCACAACAGTAAATCCCTCAAACATAGACACCTTGCGAATTGGGACGCGATATTTTTCTGGGAGCCTTGGAGCGTATATGAATGGTCAAGTTGCAGAAGTTGGATTATATAGCGCCGCCCTCACCGCAGACGAAATCGCCTCCCTCTCCAAGGGGATGACCTGCGACAAAATCCGCCCGCAGTCTCTCGTCTTCTACGCGCCGCTCGTCCGCGATTTGCAAGACACCAAAGGCGGTCGATCCATCACCAACAACAACGCCGCCACCGTCGCCGCCCACCCAAGAGTTTATGCTTAACCTCTACTACCGCAAATCCGATCCCGCCGATTTGCGCGAGCTTGATCTCGCGGCATTCGGCGACAACCCGAAGCGCCTGCAATGGGTCGAAGCGCCAAAGAAACCAAGCGCCGATGCGGTGTGGAATGCTGGTGCGTGGACGCTCCCAGAGCCGCCATCTTTCACCGCCGAAGCATGGCTTGAAGCCCAAGGCTACGGCGCAATTCGCCTTCTCGGCCTGCTTGATTTGGAGGGCCAATTCGGCCAGCAAGCACCGCCGAAAATGCAAGCCGTTCGCGCATGGATCAACTCGATCCGCGCTCAATACGCCGAGACGAAAAGCGACTGGCAACCGGCGCCGCATACTTTTGAATCAACCATGCAGGAGATCGCACAATGGCAAACGAACTAAACACAGCACAGGCAACGAGCGGACTCAGCATCACCGCGCAACTTTTCCAAACCGGCATCACAGTCGGATCACCGATCACTTGTTCGGAAGTGAGCACAACGAGATTTTACAGCGGCAACATGCCAGCGATCACAGCGGGAACTTATCAGGTTGTTTTCTACAATAGCGGCGTCACTCCACTCTCCAGCGGCATCATCGCGTGGAACGGCACAAGCGAAATCCTTTTCAACGATCTCTCCACCGCCACGACCGCAGGCATCGCAGATGCCGTCTGGGACGAAGTTCTCACTGGCGCAACGCACAATATCAATGCCAGTGCGGGCAAGCGCCTGCGGCAACTGGCGAGCAACATCGTCATTGATGGTGAGGTGGTGTCGGCGACCAGCAACACCGTCACACTCGATGCGGGGGCGAGTTCGGACAACGGCGCTTATGATCCTGCGCTGATCTTAATCACTGAAGGCCCAGGCGCTGGCGAATCTCGTTTGATCCTCGCCTACAACGGCAGCACGAAGACCTGCGTGGTGGATCGCGATTGGAAATTTAATCCCACCAGCCTCTCAAAATATGTCATCCTATCCGATCCCGGTCGCGAGCATGTCAATGAAGGATTGGCGCAAGGCGGCACGGCGACATCAATCACACTCAACACATCAGCGAGCGCAAGCGATGGAGCTTACATCGGGCAAACAGTCTTTATCCGCAGCGGCACAGGTTCGGATCAGGCTCGCAGAGTTATTTCCTACAACGGCACAACCAAAGTCGCAACCGTGCAGGGCTGGTCTGTCACGCCCGACACAACGAGCGCCTATGTCATGCTCCCAACTGGAAGCATCTCAAACGAGGAGATTGCGTCTGCGGTTTGGGACGAGATTCTTGACGACACTACCCACGATGTTGAAAACAGCGCCGGTCGCCAAGTCAGCGAAATGCACCTCCTCCAGGGATTGCGTTCTGGCGAGACACTCACAGTCACGCCGACAAGCCGCACCGCTGGCGCGATCTCGCAAACGATCGGCGGTGACGGGACAACAACGACCACCGTCTCCCGCGACTGATGACGATCCTGACCAGCCTGCTCATCGCAACGCAGGGCTTGCTGCCAAGCCCAACGCCGCTGTCGATTGGCACGCAGGGTTTGCTTCAAGTCGCTGGCGGCCCGCCACCGCCGCCAGTCGTTGCTCGTGATCTCCCGGGCGGCTTTACTTCGCGACCCGTCCGCAGGGTCGAGATTCGCGGCGTCACGGCCAAGCTCACCACGAGCGGCGTCGAGGTCACGATCTCGGCGAGCGTGCAGGCCCAAGGCAACCGAGCCGCCACGCAGACCGCTACTCCATCGCAGCACATTTCGACATTCGCGAATAGCGGGTGCAATATCACGAACCTTTCGGCAAACAGATTGAAGCCGTCGATTTCGACTTCATTCGAGATCGTCGGCTGCGAAGAAGACGATGAAGCCGCGATTCGGATGCTCGCGCAAGCCGCGCTTGAAGAATTTTACTTGCAAAACATCGTGGACTCATACGATGATTAAGTTCTCCGGTGCGGCATCGAGGGCGGTGCGCCACTAAGTCGTAGCCTGGGGCGGGTGAAACGGCGGGATTCCGCGACCCTTACTTGGCTGAAACAACCCAAGGAAGCGCATCAAGCAGCCGAGCGACCTGGACCGCATCGGACCTTTTTTTGACAGGCACGCCCTCGCATGGACATCATTGAAGGCGTCAGCATCATCTCGGTCGGCGAAGCCAAGGGCCACGGGCTTTTCGTGGATGCGACAACATTGCAGGAAGTGAAAGCCTGCGCGGAGTCGTATGCCGGCGGCGTGAAAGTCAATCTCGACCACGGCGCAGGGATCAAAGACATCGTTGGATTCTGCGACAATTTTCGCATTATAGGTGACAAACTCGTTGCCGATCTAAACCTTCTCCAAAACGCCGAAAAGCGGGCCTATGTTCTGGAGATCGCCGAGAAGCTCCCCGACACATTCGGCATCTCGATCGCATTCTCTGGCCCTGTTCGCGAAGTCGGCGGCAAGCGCTTCGCATCCTGCACGGAACTTTACTCTGCCGACCTTGTTCAGACCCCGGCGGCTAATCCCACCGGCCTCTTCTCTTTTGAGGCAGTTGACAAAATTTCCCACCAAATGGAAGACGCAACAATCGAAATCGAACCGAAAGAGGACGAGATCAGCATCGCTGACATCGTGTCTCGCCTCGCCGCCCTTGAAACCGCCTTCGGCGACTACAAGAACAAAATGGAAGAGATGCCAGAGAAGGAAGAGGAAATGGCTGAAGAGAAAAAAGACGACGCCGCTCTTTCCCGCTTCGAGTCCAAACTCGACCAGATCATCAGCAACTTCGGAGCCGCTCCCGTCAAGGCGAGCGTTGTTGCCGAAGAGAAGAAGGATCAGCCGATCAATCTCAAGGCGATCATCGATGCCAAGACTTCCGAACTCGGTTCCCGCACCGCCGCGATCAAGTTCGCGATGAGCGCGCATCCCGCCGAATACATCGCTCTCCGCGACTCCAACCAACTCACTTTCTAAAACACCACCATGGCAACACAAATCGACAACTCATTTCGCACTTTCAGCTTTGCTAGTGCGATCTCCGCTAACACGCTCGTCTATGTATCGGGCGCAAACGCAGCCGCTGCGGTGGTTACCGCTTCGGAAGCAATCGGCGTTCTTCAGGACGACACATCCGCCGCTGATACCGGCGTCGTGAAACTTTTCCACCCGACCCAGTTCGGCCTTGTTTCTCCTGGTCCTGTTACTGCTGGCAACAATGTTTTCGCCACGACTGGCGGCGTCATCGTTGGCACGCTTGTCACTTCGGCCCTCACTCTCGGCGTGGCGCTCCAGAGCGGCGCGACCGGCGAAGTGATCGAATACGCTCCTAAACTCTAATCACCGAAAGAACCAAATACCATGGCACTCTCCACCACCACCATCCGGGGCGATATCGCACAGGCCGTCTTTGAAGGCCGCAGCAACCGCCAGAACCTTTTCATCGGCGCCGAAGTCATGCCGATCTATGTCGCGGATGTTCGCTCGGGCGAATATCTCAAGATCAATCTCGGCCAGAGCGAGGCTCTGAACGACGACGCGACCAAAATCGCCGCCGGTTCCGCCTATCCTCGCGTGAGCCGCAAGTTCGTGAGCGACACTTTCGCCACGACCGAATACGGCCTTGAGGAAGTTCTTCCCGATGCCACCCAGCGTGATCTCGCCCGCTTCCTCGATGTCGAGGTTGCCGTTGCCGACATGCTCCTGAACCAGATTCAGATCGGCCACGAGGCCCGTGTCGCCGCGCTCACCTACGCCGCGAATGGCTTGACTGCCATCTCTGGCACTGGCGCGACTGCCGCCTACACCGAAGCCAACATCACGACCTTCGACCTTCCCGCCGATGTCGCTGCTGGCAAGTTGGAACTCGCCAAGTATGGCGTGCTCCCAAACACGCTCGTCATGAGCGCCGTTCTTTTCGAGCGCGTTCGCCGCTCGACCAAGGTTCAGAACCAAATGTTCGGCGTTGTCGCTACCAACAGCACCCGCTTGCTCTCCGAGCAGGAAGTTGCCCAGGCTTGCGGCGTCGAGAAAGTTCTCGTTGGCCGCGCTCCGAAAAACTCTGCCGCCAAAGGCAAGACCTATTCGGGTTCGTTCATCTGGGGCGATTCCTACATCGCTCTCGCCGACACTCGCGGTGGCGAATTCGCTGCCGGCGGATTCGGTCGTTCGATCCTCTGGGGCGCTGACAGCCCTGTGCCCTTCGTGGCGGAGACCTACCGCGACGAGGCCCGCCGCTCGAATGTGCTGCGCGTTCGCCAGCATGTCAGCGAGAAGGTCATCGACGGTTCCAGCATCATCCGCATCACGACTGGTCTCTAAGACTGTTTGGTTGGTTAGTTCATCACGGAAAACCCGCCCTTGCAAAGGGGCGGGTTTTTTGTTATTGACACTGCCACCCATTCAGACATGAACCAAAAACCACGCCTAGTTGCCGGGCTGATAACTGGCAACGAAGAGGAACGCATCGAGCGGTGCGTTCGGAGCTACAAGAAGATTTGCGACCAAATTGTCATTGTTAGAGCGACTGGATCACAAAAGCCGGATCGCACTCTTGAAATCGCGCAAAGCCTTGGATGCATCGTTGGCTATTATTACAACGCTCCGCTGTGCGAAGAATGGCCGCATCTCGACAATTTCGCAGCGGCACGCAATACCGCATTTCATATGGCCTACAATCTCGCAGGCCCGGACGGCTGGGTCATGTGGGCCGATATCGACGACATCTTGCCAGAGGAACAGGTCGAGCCGCATCTGAAGGCACTCGCAGAATGCCCGAAGGATTGCGATTGGATATTGACCGACTACGCGATTCCCGAACAACACAAGCGCGCTCCACGTGAAAGATTCTTCCGATACAAAACAGGCTGGTGGTGGCGACCCGTGCACGAGAACATGCACCCGACGAAGCCGGTCAAAATCTGGAGCCGCCGCGATCTTGAAACCGCTCGCCACATGCCGCCGCTTGGCCGCAGGCCGAGCAACGAGCGCAACACTCGTATCCTTGAATTCAACGATTCATTCACGCCAAACATCAAATTTTATTTGCACTACGAAAAAATGATCCAAGGCAAGCGCGAAGAATCAATCCGCTACGGCGCGGAGGCGCTCGCTCTCAAGGCGCTCGACGGCGTTCACAAATACGAGACGCTTCTCAATATGTCGAACATGACGGACAAGGACGCCGCCATGCGATTCGCGCAGGGAGCCGAGAAGATCGATCCCAACCGCCGCGAAGCTCTCGCGCTCCAAGCGTCGATTCTTCTCGACAATGGCAAGCCCGAGGAGTCGCTCGCCGTTATCGACCGCATGGACAAAATCCCTGTGCCCGCATTCCCGCAGTGGACGCACAAGGCCGAATATTACGGGTGGAAGGCCAAGCAACTCCGCGCATGGGCGCTGCGGGCGGCAGGAAAGGGCAAGGAGGCGTTTGAGCTAGAGTCAAGCGTTCTCGCGATCGACGGCGGCACGCCGCGCATCTCGCTCCTTCACGCCACACGAGGCAGACCGCTCATGGCCGTCTCGACGATGAACCTCTGGCTCTCGCGGGCCAAGCGGCCAGAACGCATCGAGCATATTTTCGCAGTCGATAGCGACGACGAAAGCGCCAAGCAACTCACAAGGTTTGCTGGTGTAATGCAGGACGACCCAGACGGCCACGCAGTCGGCGCTTGGAATCTCGCTGCGAAGTATTCGACGGGCGACATTTTAATACAATTTTCAGACGACTGGGAATGCCCGCCGGGATGGGACGAAATGATCGAGCAACGCCTCGACACGCAACAAGCGCAGGCGCTGCGAATCTCTGACGGCAAGCGCACCGACGAGCTTCTCCCGATGGCGATTGTCACGCGCAAATTCTATAAGCAACACGGTCTTTTCAATGAACAGTTCAAAAACCAATACAGCGATGCCGAGTTCACCATTCGTGCGCAAAAGGCAAATGCCATCATCGATGCGCGGGATATCGTGTTCGCTCATCATCATCCTATTTACGAACCCGCTATCCCGACTGATTCGACGCATCGCCGCGTCAATGATCCCGCCGAAGCGGAGCGAGCCAAAGCCATCTTTGAAAAATTAACCACATGAAAACACTAACCCTACTCCACGCCACCCGAGGCACGCCCGGGCGCGCACTCGAAACCCGCCAGATTTGGCTTGACCGGGCGATTCATCCCGAGCGTGTCGAGCACATTTTCGGCATTCAACCCGACGACGATGCGAGCGTTCGCGCTTTCATCGACTACCAGCACGGCGTGAGCGTCCCGCCGCCCGAGTGGGCATCGTCGAGCGTTGCCAACTGGAACACCGCCGCTGCGCTCTCGACTGGCGAGATTCTGATTGTCATCGCCGACGATCTCACGCCTCCGCAGGGATGGGATGAGCAAGTCGAGAAGCTTCCTGCCGGTGACAAGGAGTGGGCCTGCTATGTGCCCGATACCGTGCGGCAGGACGGCCTAATGTGCCACCCGATCCTTTCGCGGGCGCTCTACAACAAGCGCGGATATGTTTTCCATCCCGACTATTTTGGCGTGTTTTGTGATAACGACTTTACGGTGCGCACGCAGTTGGAATGCCCGATCCTGCAAGTGAAAGGGTTGGAATGGAACCACGACCACCCGAGCAACGGCACGCGAGTCGAGGATCATGTCGTGCGCCACCAGAACAGTCAGGCCGCATACAGCTACGGCGCGAGCAAATTTGCGGAGATGTGGCCGCTTCTCACACTCTGGAATCGCTGCCGGTCGGTCGAGAGCGACATTCACCAACACCTCCTGCGACTCGCGCAACTCGCCCGCGAGTGCAACCATGTCACCGAGTTCGGAGTGCGAAGCGGCATGTCCACCTTCTCATTCCTGCACGGGCTTTCCAACAAGAGCCGCCCTGTGCTTCGCAGCTACGATTTGGGCGATCCTTACAATATCTTTTCGCTTCGCCCGAAGCTTCAGGTGGACTGGCTTTTCCACCACGGATCGACGCTTGAGGTCGATGTGATCGAAGAGACGGATATGCTCTTTGTCGATACCTTGCACACCTACGGGCAAGTGAAAGGCGAGCTTGAGCGCCACGGCAATCAGGCACGCAAATGCATTGTTTTTCACGATACCGTTTCCTTCGGCCTTGTGGGAGAAGATTACCGCCAGCCCGGCATCAATCTCGCCATCCAAGAATTCATGCGCGACAACCCGCATTGGGTGCTTTTCGAGCATTACGAGAACAACAATGGCTTGACAATCTTGGCAAGGAAATGAGCGCAACTCACTCTGTCTGGATCGGCCCGAAGTTGGGCTTGATGGAAAAACTCACGCTGACCCTTCTCGTGAAGAACGGCAACAATCCGACACTCTGGGTCAAAGGCAAGGTCGACGGCGTGCCTGATGGCGTCAATGTTGAGCAACTACCGAAGGATGTCCTGCAACCAATCGGTTTCGCAGGCAACCCGCATCCCTACATTCCCAACGGCGGGATCGGCAGCTTCGCGCATTGGAGCGATTACTTCGCACTCGAAACGCTCTATCGCCACGGCGGCGTTTGGGTTCAGATGGATTGCGCCGTCACCGTCAAGCTCGATCTTGAGCCTTACACCTTTTCGCCTTGGCTCTCTTCCGTCTCGCCTGTCGTCATGGCACTCCCGAAAGGTGACGCCTTCTCCAAGGACACGGCGGCGCATCTTGCCGATATGCTCTCTGACGGCATGGCGGGACGCGATTGGCATGAGGCCATGGTTGCACTTCATGCGGGATTGCAACGCTACGGGATCAATTATCACACGCTGCCGAATTACTTCGACTGCGGCGGTGTGCCCGAGTCGCCATACACGCACCCAATCAAGGCCGATGTGATTCATTGGAGCAACGCCACGCACAACCAGTCGAAGGAGAAGCCAACGAAGGGCAGCGAATACTGGCGGCTTTGCAAGGAGTGCGAGTTGATTTCCTAGCCTTCTAGTGAGCGCGCTTCTTGATTTCTTTGCGGCTGATCTCTTCAACATGGTTGCCGAGATGCCGACGCAATGCGAATTTCGCGGCAAGAAATTTCTTGCCAGTCGATCAAGCTATCGCCGCGAAAACTCGCTTGGTGACGGCGGATTTATGAACTCCGCAGCCATGGTCATCACGGCGGCATACGACAGCGTGACGCAGGAAATCTCACTTGGAGACAAGATCACAATCAACGGCACTCCCTTCCGAATCGTCGGGGCCGAGCTTTCACAAGATGCCGTGAGTGTGGATTTCACCTTGGAGGATGTAAACCGATGAGCCTATTTTTCAACCAAGACACCGCGCCTTCGCAACTCTTGCCCGAGCAAGGCCCGCCTGGGCCGCAGGGACCGATGGGGCCGCAAGGGGCAGCGGGGACAACTGAATGGGATGGCATTACCGGCAAGCCGTCAACCTTCGCGCCATCGGCGCACAAGGCTTCCCACGCCACCGGCGGCAGCGATGCGCTAACGCCGAGCGACATCTCCGCGACATGGCGCGCCGTTTCAAGCAGCCAAAATATATCAGGAGATACAACGCTAACCGCTGGGAGGAATAGAATAATCACTCTCATAGGAACCGGAGCCACGGCAAATGTTGACTTGCCGAGCACGGGAAACGAGGAAGGTGATACATTGGTATTGCTAACATCTTTTTTTGTTCCAAGCAATTTTACAATTCGTCGGCTCGGCGGCACTCCGCCCGTCATAAATTTGTTGACATTTACGGCAAGCGGCCAGTCTGCCTCTTTTTATTTTGTACAGGGGGGCTGGAATCTGCGCCGAGTGGACTTGCACACCCACGCCATCGCCGACATCACCGGCCTGCAAGCCGCGCTCAATTTTTCTACCGCCATCACATCTGCTGCCGCTCCAGCAACAAGCGGCTCGGTCGGTTCGGCGGGAAGTGTCCGCTATGATGGCGACTACATTTACATTTGCACGGCGTCCAACACTTGGCGCAGAACTGCCGTCACTAGCTGGTAATGGAAAACAAAAACATCGCCACCATCACGCTCACACTTGAGAAGGCGCTGACTGACGCTTTCATACAAGCGCTTCAGGCCGAAATGGGAACGGCGCTCGTTGTCACTGCCGCCGAGAATTTCGACAAGATGACGCTCCCAGCCTGCTTCGTGAAATGCACGCGCCAGCAGGAATCGATTATCAATTCCGCCATCTTCCAATTCGGCGTGGATATCGCCTTAGCCGTGCAGGCCGATGACGCGAACGCGCAGACGCTAGAGTCCCTATGGGCCGAGGTTCTCTGTGTGGCCTATGATGTCAATGGCATCGTTAGCAAGCTCAACTCCATTCGCCCGCAGTTCTGCTATGTCTACGGCGTGCTTCGCGATGGCTCCGTTTCCCTGCAAACAACCGAGCGCCATTTCCTGCGCTCGGCGTCTCTGCGAGTTCACGCCGCGCTAGTGAGTTGACAATTTCGGCCCGATATGGCCGCAACTGTCATCACTTCTTCCGCCGCCGCCAATGTTACATTTGGCGCAACCGCCGAAACCGGCATCATCCTCTATTCATTCTCCCGCAGCGTTCAAAGCTCGAAATCCGAGCTAATGGACGAGGACGGCGATATCGTCGCCGTCAGCTACTATGGCGCGACCGCCACAATCTCGCTTTCTGGCGCGATCAACGGCAGTTCTGGCGTTGCCACCGCTGCCGTTGGCGGGTTGTTGACCCTTGCCAATGCCACCACCGCTCACGGCGTGACCGGCGGCAAGATCGTCGTTGATTCTGTTTCCTCCGAGGCTGGCTCTGACGCATTCCGCACGATCACCATCGAAGCCACGCAATACCCGAGTCTGTAATTTTCCGCACGAGGGGCCGCTGGCAGACCGGTCAAAAGTCTGCCGCCCATTTTATAGAATATGATTCAAGAGATTATTAAAGACCAAGAGGAGTATGTATATACGGCCAACCTCAAGGCCGCTACCGCCCTAGCTACGCTAGGCTTTGGGCTAAAATACCCGCAACCTGTCACGCGAACGGTTCGCACCGATGGCAAAGAGAGCACGGTTTTCTGGTTTAACTCGACTAACGACCGGGGCGAGCGCGCCGAGGATGTCATTATTGGCATGACAAAGGGCGGCGACGATCTAGAGCGCAAAGACCCTGAACACATCGTCAATTACCTTCGCGCTTACGCGGCCAACCGCGATGCGCTTGTCGATATCATCCGCCAGACGCCGCGCCGGATCATCGTTGAGACAAATGGCAAGCGCATTCTGGTGCGCGAAGATGCGACCGATGCCGACAAAAAAGAACTCGCTAAACATTTATGAAAAAGAAAAACGCAGATATTGAACTCGTCAAAGACGACGAAATCCTTCGCGAAGAAGCCATGTGTGACGGCCCTGCGAAAATCCTTGGCAATTTGGAGATGCGACCCATCACGGCGCTTTCGGTTTCGTGGATGCAGCGCAATGAGATTTTCAACGATGCCAAAGATATGATCTGGAAAAGCTCGGCGTTTGCTTTTCTCCACTCTGCGCCACTCTCAGCGATTCGACAGGTCGTCAATGATAAATCCGATTTCATGGATGCCGTGGATTCGTGGATTGAAAAGAACCTTTCCCACCACCTCCAGACCACCGAACTCGCAACCGCGATGAATGCAGCGTTTACGCGCTACATGAGCGCGGCAAGCGAGATTATCGGCTCGAAAGGCACGGCGTCGGGAAACTAGACGGCCCCGGTTGGCTGGCGGGCTATTGTTACCGGCTCGCCAAAATCACCGGCTGGGGCTTTCGCGAGATCATGGAGGAGTTGCCGTTCGGCGCAGGGCTGCAAATGATCTTTTGCGACGATGCCGCACATGGTCGCAGACGACGCTGGACGCGCAATAATCGAGCCGCGAATGTTGACGCTCTCACCGCAATAGAGGAGGCAATGCAAAAATGCCAGCAATGAAATTTGAGAGCAAGGGATTGAAAAACATCCTTGGCCAATACGCGGAGCTACGGGAGCAGACGATCCCTGACGCTGTGGTGGCCGCTTCGCGCCTTCTTTGCGTGGAGCTGGCCCGTCGCACGCAGCCTTTCGGCGACAAGGACGAGGCGAAGAAGAATGGTGAAAAGGCAATCACCCGCGACCTTCTCGGGCGTGGCGGCGGCGGATCGGTTCGCGCAGGGCTTTTCTCCGGCCATGACTTCACGCCTGACATGGGGTTTGAGTGGTATGCCACCGGCCCGCATGTGCGCTTGTTTATTTCTAAGGACGGTTACGCCTACGGCACGGACAAAAGTTACTTTAAAGAAAGCGTGTCGCCTAGCGAAATGCGCTCATTCCATAAAAGCAAATTCGTAAATGGCAAGATGTCTTCGGCAGGCGGGCGCGACCGAAGCATTGGCCGCTGGAAATTCATTGAAAAATGGTTTGTCCCAAGGGAAGCCCTCAACGATTACGTTGATTCGCAAATCCTGAAGGTGGGCTGGGCCAAGGCGGCCTGGGCGGCGTGTGCCCGAGAGCTTCGCAAGGTGACAAGCGGCAGCGCCACGCGCGGCATTCCTTCATGGGTTACGCGCCACGACTCGCCGAATTCGGATGTTGTTGACAATTCGCGCAACCTATCAAACCCAAGCGTGACATTGATCAATGCAACCAAATACGCGAGCCAAGTCTTGCCTGCCAATGAAGTGAATAACGGCAAGGCAATTGTCGTTTCAAAAATGATCAATCAAATGAAAAACATTTTGAAGAAGCGCAAAAAAGATTTGACCGAACTGGAAAGCTAAAAAATGGCCGATGTCAGCGTAGAATTTGGAGCAAAGGACACGGGCCTTGAGAACACGCTCAAGACCATCCAAGACCAGCTTGTCGAGCTTGATGGCGAGCTAAAGAGCGGCACGCTTTCCTTTGACGAGATCAATAAGAAAATGCGCGAGGTCGCGCAGGCCGAGAAACTGCACGCTTCGCTTGGCGGCACGAAAGAAAAGCTAGACGAACTCGGCCTTTCCTTTAGGCAGACAAAACCATCGGTTGAGGAATTCAAGGACACTCAAAAAAGCGTCTCGGCTGAAACGGAAAAAACAGCCACTTCCTTCAAAACCATGGCGGGCGAAATGTTTGAGCTTCGCGCCGCCTTGGAGAATGGGAATCTCTCTGCCGACGAATTCGACAAGACGCTCCGCAGGCTCAACAAGCTTGAAGACATCAAGCAAAAAATGGAGGATTTCAAAAACTCCACGGCAAGCGCTGGGATGGCTATGTCGCAAGCCGCTCCAAAGGCCGACGAATTAGGGCAGAGAACAGAAAATGCCGGGAATAAAGCTGATGGAGCCGCCGGCATCTTCGAATCCAGCTTCGCCAAAATCTCCGCAGCCTTCACGGTTGGCAATATCGCCGCGCAGGCATTCGAGAAAATCATCCAGACCACCTTCGACATCGCTAGGGCCGCAGCGCAGGGATTCTCTGATGCGCTTGATCTTGGCGGGCGACTCAACGAGCTTTCAGTCCGCACAGGAGAAGCTGCGGGCAAGTTATTGGTGCTTGAAACGGCATTCAAAAATTCTGGCATTAGCGCCGATCAGGTCGGTGTTGCGATAAACAAGTTGCAAAATTTCATGGCCGACGCCACCGCTGGCGGCGAAAAGCAAACTTCAGCCATGAATAATCTCGGCATCTCTATGTCCGAGTTAAATGGCAAGACTCCAACGCAGCAGATGCAGGTCTTCGCTGAGAAAATTTCAGCGATTAAAGACCCGACAGACAGGGCTGCGGCGGCTTCGGAAATCTTCGGCGACAAGCTGGGCGGAAAACTTCTGCCTGTGCTGACAGATTTCTCGGGCAACCTTGACGATGCCCGCACCAAGGTCGGCTCTCTTGAGCAGGTCATGGACGAGAATGCCGCGACATTCGACGCCGCAGGCGAGACGATTGATGCGGTCAAGGGCAAGATGGCGGCTTTCGCGGCTGGCATCATGAGCGAGACGCTGCCGGCGTTAGGGGATTTGGGCAGGGCCATGCAGGGCGTCGATGCCGCTGGATTAGGGCAGCAAATCGGACAGCAATTAAATCCCGCGCTTACCGCTGCGGCTGATGCGGCCAAGATTGTCACCATATTGTTTGACAGAATGGGCGAGGCCACAGCAGGCGTGACTAGCGAGATAACAAAAACACAAGAAGGATCGAACTTTCTTGCGCTTGCCTTGGTTGCCCTGCAAAACCAATTAAACCCGGCGATTGGCGCATCAAATCAATTTAAGGCTGTCCTTAAATTAATGGGCGAAGAAAGCGTCAGCGCGACTAATGCGCAAAAAGACACGGCATCCGCCATCCAAGCCACAGGCGAAGCCGCCGTTGAGGCCAAGCCAAAACTCGACGCCCTCCCCGTCGCTGGCGAAAAGCTCAACTTGGAATTTGAGAATCTTCCGAAAACCATTGAATCAACCTTCCCGCTCATTGGCGAGTTCAAGGCGGGCCTTGACGATGCGGCCCCGTCAGTCACAGCCATTGGCGCAGAGACAGGTGTGGTGAAGGGCGACTTCTCGGAAAT